TTGTGACGCTGTGAATACTCGAGGTAGGCCCGGATACACTTGCACAGAATGGCTGGAATTTCACCCTCGAGCTTCTCATCCAGCTTTGGATCGGCGCGAGCCACCTGCTTGCCAAAGTTCCACGTCACGAGACGACGAAGCACCGACCCCGAGTTGTCGCGGTAGCCGGGCACCTCGTTACCAGCCAAGATGCCCGGGACGTTCCAGGTCATGCTCAGCGCCTTTTCATTCTTGCGTGCAATCGACACATCCTCACCGGACACCATCGACTGAAACTCCGCCTGCTCGAGCGCAAGATCACCCTTCACCTCTGGCGAGATGAACATGAAGCCGTCGTGGATCGACCACAGACCAAACTTCTTCTCAATGTTGTTTGACAGCGTACGCACATCCTCATTGTCGTAAAACTTCTTGCACACCTTGGTGATGATGGTCGACTTGCCCGATCGGGCGATACCCTTCAAGAAGGGAATCACCTGCCACGAGTCGAGATCGCCCGTGTCGAAACACAGACGTCCGACAAAGACGTACAGCCAACGGCACACCTCCTCTGAAAACTTTTGGTAACTCATGACCGAGTGCATAAATGGTGTCGGAATGTCGTACCAGTCCTCGAGTTCCGGGTAGTGATCGAAGGGCAAGTCAAAGTATTTGCAGCTCACGATTGTCGGGTCGAGTGACTGGCAATCCGGCTTGTCATACTCGTAAAACCGCGACGTGTACTTTTCATGGGTGGCATCCCACTCCTTGCCGATGAAGATGCCGTTCGAAAACGACCATACATACCTGTTCTTCTTGATTTCTGGAAACTGCATGTCGCGACAGTTGCTCATGTGCGTGATGGTATCCTTGACGATCGACCCCTTGCTCGTCAGGTTGCGCCACATGTCATACTTATCCTCCTTTTGCGTGTAGAAATAGACAAACTCCTTAATTTCCATCAGAGGCTTCCACGCCTTGGTCTGATGTCCATCGGCCGTCTCAATCTGCTTGCAACACTGCCCCTTGTACCGACGCATCCTCATCACGTACGCCTTGTGCAAGAGGTACAAGAGCAAACACTGAAACGGGCTCGGCTGGTTGTCTTCATCAGCCTCGTCGATCGTCTTACAACGAAACATTGACAACTCGACATCATCCGTCACGGGTGCGATACACGTGGGATGATTGATGCGCTCGAACGAACGCACGTACCTGAAGATAATCTCGTACGCATCGTCAGCCGTCTCGATGAGACGCATCATGCGAAACGAGATTCGAAACTCGTCACCGTTGACGTCGTGAGTGGGTCGGTCCTTGAGACCCAGCTCGCTTGAACGATGGTACAGCTCGGAGAAGAGGTTTACGAGACGACGCTTTTGTTCTAGGATTCGCTCTAGGTCGACATTTTGTGGCATGCCGTTTGCGTCAAGTTCGTCATCACGAAAGAACTGGCGAAACCCATTTGTGAGCGGTGCGAATCGATCACCCTTACAGGTTAACCCCATCTTTTCCTCGAGTTGCCCGATGAACTGTTCAAGGCGGTCTGGCGTCAGACTCGTCACCTCGGACCGAAGAACCTCCATACGTATTTCCTGTGCATGTTCGCGTGTCTGTTCCCGATCGATCGTATGTACTTGCTCCATGGTGACATAGCGCAACATATTCTTATCAGGTCTTCTTGGCCGCCACCAGAGCCTGCTTGATACGTACCGTTTTGGTCGAGTATATGTGGTGACCCTTATCCCGTTTGGCCGCAGTCCGCTTCTTCTCACGCAAACTCTGTGGCGGATCCATTACTCAACGCGCGTCTATTTTCTCTAGCTAGAGGTAGATGGCCGGTGGGATCTTTCCAGGAGCTCCCTTCAAGTTCAACATCAAGTGTATCATCTTTTCGCTCGCAATCGCAGGAGGCTATTGGTACCTGCCACCCAAGAACTTTTGGGTCCTCTTTTTTCTGATTTGGTTCCCGTATATCGCGCTCGCATGGTATGATTACTCGTACAACTGTCGGGACAAGCTCGGCCCGACGGTTGTACCGTTTGGACGGTACTTTTGGCTCCCCTTTAAGCCACAGGGCTATAAGGATGAGTTTAACAAGATGGCTGATCAGCAGATCCAGGTGATGAACAAGGTTGATCACCTTGTCGGCTGGACGGCGCTCATCAGTCTCCTCGTGTTTTACTTTCGCAAGAAGCTCTAGGCGGGCGCGGCAGTGTACACAGGCGCCGCCGGCTTGGCCGACAGGACAGACAGCATCTTCACCAGGATGACATTCTGCTTCTCCAGGTGCTTGGCGATGGCATCCATCGAGCCAGCCAGACCAGCCAGGATGGTCGGGATCGTATCCCCCTCCTCAGTGGTCAGCAGGTTTACGAGCATGTCCTCGCCAAACTCCCCCTCTTCATCCTCATCCATCATAAGCTCCTCATCCTCAGGCACGCGATCTACAGACATGTGTACTTTAGGCGGACAGAAACTTTAGACTGCGCTGACGCGGTGCGTCAATTATTTTCTTGGCTAACTACAAAATGGCTGGTGGTTTGATGCAACTCGTTGCTTACGGTGCTCAGGATGTTTACCTTACCGGTAACCCCAAGGTGACTTTCTTCCAGGCGGTGTACAAGCGCCACACGAACTTTGCGATGGAGGTGATCCAGCAGACGACCAACGGCTCCCCGGCCGCTTCCGGCCGTGTGTCCGTGACCATCGCCCGCAACGGTGACCTGGTCGGCAACATGCACTTGGCCCTGACCCCCGTGTCGACGGCCGGTCTGTCTTCCAACAACACCGTGTACGACACCAACTGGATCGCCGAGCGCGCCGTGGCTGCCGTTGAGCTGACCATCGGTGGCCAGCGCATCGACAAGCACTACCAGACCTGGTGGCGTCTGTACGCCGAGCTGTTCCTGAGCGACTCCGACAAGTACGCGTGGGGCAAGATGACCACCCAGGGCAACGCGACGCCCTCGTCGACTGGTGCCCCCAACATGCGCGTGTACCTGCCCCTGCTCTTCTTCTTCAACCGCAACCCCGGCCTGTACCTGCCCCTGATCGCCCTGCAGTACCACGAGGTGCGCCTGGACTTTGACCTGACCGCCTACTACGACAAGTACTTTGGCACCACGAACGCCTTTGAGGTGTGGGCCAACTACATCTACCTGGACACGGAGGAGCGTCGCCGCTTCGCCCAGAAGGGTCACGAGTACCTGATCGAGCAGGTGCAGCACACCGGCGGTGATGCCGTGACGTCCTCCGCGACGGCCGGCAGCTCCGAGGGCTCTCCCCAGCTGATCCGCCTGTCCTTCAACCACCCGGTGAAGGAGCTGGTGTGGTGCTACACCAACCCGTCCGTTGCGTCCACCCAGGGTGCGACCGGCTACGGCTCCAACCTGAACGCCATGTGGAACTTCTGCTCCAACACGGCCAACGTGAACATCACCTCCAACGTGCAGGTGCTGGTCGCCTCCAACAACTTCGTGCTGCCCCACCTGACCGGTGTGCCCACGCTGTTCAGCATGGCTGGCCAGCTGCCGGCGTTCGCTGGTTTCCAGGGTACCACCGGCGTGCCCCCGACCGGCAACGCCTACTGGATCGAGGAGGGTCTGACCATCGGCAACGCCAGCCCCACCGTGACGAACGGTGCCGTGGAGGTTGGCCCGCTCAACCTGTTCAAGGTTGTGCTCAACGGCCAGGATCGCTTCAAGGAGCAGACTGGCAAGTACTTCAACCAGGTGCAGCCGTTCTACCACCACACCGGCACTCCTTACCCGGGCATCTACTCCTACTCGTTCGCCCTGCAGCCGGAGGAGCACCAGCCCACTGGCACGTGCAACTTCTCTCGCATTGACAACGCCCAGGTGTCGATCCAGATGAAGTCCCAGATGCAGACGACTCTGCAGAAGCTGTTCGCCGTCAACTACAACATCCTGCGTATCCAGAGCGGCATGGGCGGCCTTGCCTTCTCCAACTAGACGTACAACCGCAGCACAGCAGCAGCACAAAATCAGGAACTTGTTCCAAAAAAACACAACACGAAGGATCCAGCTTCCTGTTGTTTTTTTCTCTTGCTCAATGTTAAATGGCTGGTGGACTCATGCAACTCGTTGCCTATGGCGCTCAGGACGTTTACCTCACCGGTAACCCCAAGGTTACTTTCTTCCAGGCGGTGTACAAGCGCCACACGAACTTTGCGATGGAGCTGATCCAGCAGACGGTGAGCGGCACTCCGGGGAACCAGACCCGCCTGTCCGTGACGATTGCCCGCAACGGCGATCTGATTGGTAACATGCACCTGGCCCTGACGCCCCTTGTTCCCAAGGAGACTGCACCGGGTGCAGTTCTGCTGACGTCGACCAACACCAACTGGGATACCAACTGGATTGCCGAGCGTGCCATCTCCGCCGTGGAGCTGACGATCGGTGGTCAGCGCGTCGACAAGCACTACCAGACCTGGTGGCGCTTGTATTCCGAGCTGTACCTCAACGAGGCTGACAAGTATGCCTGGGGCAAGATGACGACGCAGGGCAACTACAACACGACCCAGACGTCCCGCCCCAAGGTGTACCTGCCCCTGCTCTTCTTCTTCAACCGCAACCCCGGCCTGTACCTGCCTCTGATCGCCCTGCAGTACCACGAGGTGCGTCTGGACTTTGACACGACGGCGTACTACAACAGCTACTTCCTGGGCTCGGCTTTCGAGGTGTGGGGCAACTACATCTACCTGGACACTGAGGAGCGTCGTCGTTTCGCCCAGAAGGGTCACGAGTACCTGATTGAGCAGATCCAGCACACCGGCGGTGATGCTCTGACGTCTGGCTCTTCCGAGGAGGGTAACGTGCAGCTGGTCCGTGTGGCCTTCAACCACCCCGTGAAGGAGCTGGTGTGGTGCTACCAGAACCCCACGGCGTCTGCCCAGCAGACGACCCAGCTGAACGGCATGTGGAACTTCTGCACGTCGACGGCCAACGTGAACGTGACCTGCGACACCCGCGCGTTCTGCCAGGCTGGCCAGTACATCCTGCCCCACCTGACGGGTGTGCCCCACCTGTTTGTGCCGGCCGGCTTTGCCGCTGGATCCAACGTGACCGGCACCGGCCAGACGACGTACAACGCTCTGCCGACGCAGTTCTCCATCGTCAACTCCAACCTGATCTCCTCCAACGTGCTGTTCAGCGCGACGTCCGCCAACGTGTACTGGGTTGAGGAGGGCACGCAGGCTGCCACCTCCAACATCGCCTACGGTGTTGAGGTGGGTCCTCTGCACCTGTTCAAGGTTGTGCTCAACGGCCAGGATCGCTTCAAGGAGCAGTCCGGCAAGTACTTCAACTCCGTCCAGCCGTTCTACCACCACACTGGCTGCCCCTACCCCGGCATTTACTGCTATTCCTTCGCGCTGCAGCCGGAGGAGCACCAGCCGACGGGCACCTGCAACTTCTCGCGCATCGACAACGCTCAGTTGGCGATCACCCTGAAGTCCAACTCGGTGGCGACGACCCAGAAGATGTTTGCGATCAACTACAACGTGCTGCGTATCCAGAGCGGCATGGGCGGCCTTGCCTTCTCCAACTAGACGCACGCGAATCAAAAAAACAGGTCAGCAAAAGCAACAGCTTTTGGCCTTTGGCCTCAAGAACGTCAAGGTTCTTGAGGTTGAAATTTGTCAGTGCATAGTATAATGCATCAGTGCGCCGGTATCGTGCTCGGACTCGTGATTATCTTCACCCTCATTGTTCTGTACATGTCGCGGTCGAGCGGGTTTCAGACGACGCCCGTCAGTGTCATTCCGACGCAACTCCCCATGGTGCCTGCGACGCCCCCGACGAAGGTCATAGAGCCGAGTCCTGTGATTGATCACCAGTACATGTCCAACGCGATCCCACTCACGGATTTTGACAGCTTCCCGGACAGCATGTCGTTCACGTCACTCAAGGTGACGAGCGAATTTGGCACTGATGAAATGCCCGTACAGGAGGTAAATCTGGTTGAGTTTTCCGGCCATGTTGAAGATGAAGATGACGATGAAGATATAGAGGTGGATACTATGTAAAAACAATGGAGTCCGTAAAGAGAATTGCCATGCGTATGAAGCTTCGTAAAGTGGAGGGATCGATCGTCCACCACTGTGCGATTCTGTGTAAATTGCTCGACGTCAAGGCGCACGTCGTCAAGGGGTTTTGCGTAAGTCCGGGCGATGTATGCGAACACTATTGGGTTCGGACCGATGCAGAGG